CCGGGGACGTCTGGATGTGCCCAGGGAGCAGCGAAGGGAAGTATCTCGGGTCCAGGGCGAAGCCCTGGGGCGTGGGGAGTCTCCATTCCCCCAGCAGCCACCCCTCGAACACCCGCTTCGACATCCGCTTCCGCCAGCGATCCACCGGCCCGCACAGGCCCTTCCTCCACTTCGGGTCAAACAGCTTCTCCCACACACCCTGCTGCACCCACTCCCGCTCGACTATTCCCTTTATCGGGGCTGGGACACCGCCTTTCTGCCGGTAATCGTCCAGCCGCGGCACGGCCTCATCGCCCCCGAGAAGCCGGCCGTCCTGGAGGGGCACCCTCCACCTGCACTCCACCTGATATTTCCCGTAGAGGTCGATCTCGTCGAACCCCCCGCCAGTGGCGAGGACCGAGCGCACCTTGGTCAGCATCCGGCTGGTGCTGATCCCGATCCGCCGAAGCCGGTCGTACCACGCCCCGAGGGAGAAGTCCACCTGCTTCACCTCCCTGTGGATGTAGATCTCCAGCCACTTGCCGTTCCACTGCCGGGCCCACGGGGGGTGGAGCGGGCTCGAAGGAGAGACCCCGAAGCCGCCGCAGCTGTTTGGTGTCAGGGCGTACGACACCACCTCCTCCGCCTTCATGCCCGCCTGGACTCCATCCGCGCAGGCCCAGAAGACCATCCGATCGCCGCTGCACCCGCGGTTAGCGAAGCCCTGCCACTGCGAGAGTCGGCCGTACATCCTGGCGTAGGGAGTGGGTGGGGGCGTGAGTATGGGGCTCCGCCACAGGAGGCCCAGCACGCACCGGGGCCTGTAGCCGCACACCCCGTCCTCGTCGTAGTTGCGGCGCAAGAACTCCGTCCGCTTGCGACTCAAGTACGTCTTCTCCGGGTGGACCTCATACCCCAGGTCGTTGTAGACCGTCATGATGTAGCAGACCGCCTCCACACTGTCAGTGCAGAACGTGACGTCATCCCCCTGCACGTACTCCGCTATGCTCTGGAAGGACGGCGCCCCCATCGCCTGCACCAGCTGCTGGATGGCCTTGAAGCTGCCGATGTTTAGCAGGGTATCCGCCAGCGCCGTCCAGCGCCACCCGGAGGCCATCCCGTTCCCCCACTCCCAGGTGGTGTTCCCGCACCGGACCGTCACTGGCAGGTCGAAGCACCCGTCCACCGCTACCGCGACCCTCTTCAGGTCGGGGGGGGCGCCGTTCAGGCACCGGACACGGGCCGTCAGATACCGGAAGCAACCCTCCACCATCACACGGCTCTGGTGATTATCGAACCGTGACTGGTCCATCGGCACCTTCCAC